AGCTCAAAGTGTTGGTGTTACTACATTAGGTATCGTAGGTGAAACTTTAAAAGGTCCAGCTTTCGAACCTATTTTTATCACTAACTTTGATGAGTTTACATCTTACTTTGGGGGAACATCTCCTGAAAAATTTGTGAATACACAAATCCCTAAGTATGAAGCGTCTTACATTGCGAAATCTTATTTACAACAATCTAATCAATTGTTCGTTACTAGAATATTAGGATTATCGGGGTACGACGCGGGACCTTCATGGTCTATAACAACCAAAGCAAACGTTGATAAAACAACAGTTGATTTCTTTTGTGAAAGTGCAACAACAGTTGATTGTGTTACAGAATGTGTCGATTTCAAAACGATTGATTTTGCAATTGATTTCTCAGGATGTAATAATAGTATTGACGGTATCACGTTCTTAGACCCAACACAATTTCCTGATGAAATTGCATCTAAACTTAATTTACCGTATGAAAATTTTGATAATAGTATTTCAACATTAAATACTGATATTAAACTACAAATTTTTAATATATTAAATGAACCAACAACAGAATTAAGTTCAATTAATTATTATGGTACTATACCTCATTCTGACTATGTTACTTTATCAGCATTCACTGGTTCAACTAACGTATTTGATGTTGACGGTATTGATTCGTTAAGTGCGGTTTACACGGCACCTCAAAATGATTCTTGGTACTACGCATTATTTGATAATATCGGTAGTGGGTCTTATACAGGTTATTCTTTTTGGTCATTTGTTACAACTTTATCATTAATACCTGTTACAACTACAACAACAATAATTAATCCAACAACAACTACAACAACAACAAATCCATGTGTTACACCTGTTCCAACAACAACTACAACTACTACAACCGCAAAACCTGTTCATTGTTATACAGGTACTTTAGTGGGTAGAGTTTATGTTTACTCAGGAACTGCGTACACTGATTACGATGATTTAGTTATCGCAACAATGCGTTCAAGAGGTTTAGCAACTTATGGTAGTGACAATGGTGCGGTTTATGAAGTATCAGGTTTAACAGATGTTGGTATGGTATGTACAGGTGGTTATTCAGGTGTTACTAAAAACCCATTCTCAACGTTTGGTTTAAATGTTACTAAAGCGGACGGAACTAATTTATTCTTCGAGACTTCATTATCTACTTCAGATTCAAAATACATTAGTAAAGTTTTTGGTAAATCGAATTTTGGTAAAGACAGAGAATCTATTCCATTATTTGTTGAGGAGTCATACGCAACTTTATTAATTAACGCATATAGAAAAGGTTATGTTAGAGGTTTAAGTTGTGAATTAAACGCATTAGATTCCGCAAGAAGTGAAAGTAATAGTTCAATCGGTTTCTATTTAGAGAAATACCAATCACCAGTATCCCCATGGGTTGTTTCTGAGTTGAGAGGTTCTAAAGTATTTGACTTATTTAAATTTGTTACAATTTCTGATGGTGAAGACGCTAATACAGAAGTAAAAATTTCTATCTCGAATATCTCATTTAACAACGGAACATTTGACGTATTAGTTAGAGATTTCTTCGATACTGATAATAACCCTGTAGTTATTGAGAAATTCACTAACTGTAATATGAACCCAAATGATAACAATTACATTGGTAAAAAAGTTGGAACATCTGATGGTGAATACCAATTGAATTCAAAATATTTAATGATTGAACTTAATGAAGACGCACCGATTGACGCATTACCATGTGGATTCAAAGGATTCACAACAAGAGAATACGCTGGAAGTCGTTCACCATTCCCATTAATTAAATCTAAATACGATTTTCCAGGTGAAGTTGTTTTTGACCCACCATTTGGTTTATCAACAGGTGCGAACGCAGTTTCAAGAAGTTCTGGTGACAATATTAGAAGAACTTACTTAGGTATCTCAGATACTGTTGGTATTGACACAGATTTCTACCAATATAAAGGTAAACAAATACCAAGCACATCAGTATGTGATGCGGTTACAGGTCCTGAATGGTCTTATAGAACTAAAGGATTCCATATGGATAAAAACGCTATCGTTATAACAATACCAAACGCGTTTTCAACAAGTGGTACTCCTGAATTCGTTTGTGGTGATGCAGAATTTAGTTCAGACCCTGACGATGAAAATAACCCATACTACAGATTATATGCTAGAAAATTCTCTTTCTTAGTTAGTGGAGGGTTTGACGGATGGGATATCTATAGAGAATATAGAACAAACTCTGACAGATATGTGTTAGGTAGAACAGGTTACTTAAAAGGTTCTTGTCCAACATTAAAATATCCTACGGCAACAGGTTGGGGTGCATTTAAACAAATTACTGTTGGTCAAAACAGAGTTGATTACGCAAATACTGACTACTACGCTTACTTATTAGGGATTCAAACATTCTCTAATCCTGAAGCGGTTAACATCAACGTATTTGTAACACCTGGTATTGATTATGTAAATAACTCAGACTTGGTTGGAAGTGCAGTCGAAATGATTGAGTTTGATAGAGCGGATTCTGTTTATATTACAACAACACCTGATTATAACTTGTTTACACCATCATTAGGTGACCCAATTGATATGATTTTACCACAAGAGGCGGTAGATAATTTAGAAACTGCGGGAGTTGACTCTAACTACACGGCTACTTATTACCCATGGATTTTAGTAAGAGATACTGTTAATAATACACAAATCTACTTACCACCAACAGGTGAAGTAACTAAAAACTTAGCGTTAACCGATAACGTAGCGTTCCCTTGGTTCGCGGCTGCGGGTTACACAAGAGGTATAGTTAGTGCTATCAAAGCACGTAAGAAACTGACTCAAGAAGATAGAGACGTTCTTTACAAAGGAAGAATTAACCCAATCGCAACCTTCTCAGATGTTGGTACGGTAATTTGGGGTAATAAAACTCTTCAAATTAAAGAGTCAGCGCTTGACAGAATAAACGTAAGAAGATTGTTATTACAAGCTCGTAAATTGATTTCAGCGGTTTCGGTGAGATTGTTATTCGAACAAAACGATGATAAAGTAAGACAAGATTTCTTAAATGCGGTGAATCCAATATTGGACGCTATCCGAAGAGATAGAGGTTTATACGATTTCCGTGTAACAGTTTCTTCAGACACTGCGGATTTAGATAGAAACCAAATGACAGGTAAAATCTACATTAAACCAACTAAGTCGTTAGAATTTATAGATATAACATTCTATATTACACCGACGGGAGCATCGTTTGAGAATATTTAATAAGAAGTAATATAAGCCGACATTTTTTTAAGTGTCGGCTTATTTATATTAAAAAGAAAATAAAATGAATAGAAAAAGATTACGTGAAGGTTTTGACGATACAGGTACACCTGATATGAAATACTACGCATTCGATTGGGATGATAATATTTTAGAAATGCCAACCAAAATCATTTTAAAAGATGAAAACGGAAATGAAGTACCGATGAGTACAGAAGATTTTGCTCATTATAGAGGTAATTTAGACAGTAAGGAACCTTTTGAGTATGATGGACATACTATTGTTGGTTTTGCATCAAATCCTTTCAGATATTTCACAACAGAAGGTGATAAAAACTTTGTGATTGATTCAATGTTAGCGAAGTTAGGTCCAGCATGGCCTGATTTTGTTGAGGCAATCAATAATGGGTCAATATTTTCAATAGTTACCGCTAGAGGACATACACCTTCAGTAATTAAAGATAGTGTTTATAATTTTATAGCTAGTAATCATAAAGGTATTAATTCAAATGAATTAGTTAAAAATTTAGAAAAATATCGTGATTTAGCGGGATATGGTGATATGTCAAAAAAAGAAATGATTGAGGAATATCTTGATTTATGTAAATTTTATCCTGTAACTTATGGAAGTGGTTCAGCTACTAATCCTGAACAAGGTAAGATTGACGCATTAACAGAATTTGTTAATTATATTAAAGAAATGTCAAAATTCTTAAAAAAGAAAGCATTTCTTAAAAATGAAATTAGTAATAATTTTGTACCTCAAATAGGGTTTTCGGATGACGATTTAAGAAATCTTGATAAGGTAAAATCACATTTTGGGGATGACCCAGAAAATATAATTAAAACAATTTCAACGCATGGAGGAACTAAAAAGCCTTATTAATATATTTATTAAATAAAGTTAATAAATAAAATAATATTAAAATAATAAACTAGAACTAATTTTTATACTAGAATAATAATTTTTTAAATTCTGGAAGTAAATAGAAAAATTATTCAAGGGATATTTATAAATAAAAACATAAACAAAAATTAAAATAAATAAATATGGCTGATTTACTAATGAAAATGCCGCTTCCTTATGAACCAAAAAGACAAAATAGGTTTATATTAAGGTTTGATTCTTCACTAGGTATTAATGAATGGTTCGTTGAATCAACTGCTAGACCTAAATTAACTATTGCGGCAACTGAAATCCAATTTTTAAATACATCAACTTATGTTGCGGGTAGATTTACTTGGGGAACAATCAGTGTTAAATTCCGTGACCCGATTGGACCTTCAGCGTCTCAAGCGTTAATGGAGTGGGTACGTTTATGTGCTGAGTCTGTTACAGGTCGTATGGGATATGCTGCAGGTTATAAAAAAGACGTTTACTTAGAAATGTTAGACCCAACAGGAGTTGTTGTTGAAAAATGGTTACTTCAAGGTGCTTGGTTATCTGATGTTGACTTTGGTTCTTTAGGATATAGTACAGATGGTGTTGCAGAGATTAATGCAACTCTACGTCCTGATAGATGTGTCTTAATATACTAAGATAAAAATATTAAATTTAATAATCCACGTAATTTGGTTTGCGTGGATTTTTTTGTGTTTATTAAAACAAGTTACCAATTATATTTAAAATAAAAGTAATTTATATGGAACAAAGTTTAATGCAAGCTGGACAAGAAAATTTTAACTTACCACATGATGTGGTAACATTACCTAGTGGTGGTATTTTTTATAAATCAAAGAAAAAATCGGTTAAAGTTGGTTATTTAACTGCGAACGATGAAAATTACTTATTGAATTCTAATCGAAATTCAAAAGAAAATATTGTAATTGGGTTATTGAGAAATAAAATATATGAACCTGATTTAAGACCTGATGAACTTTTAGAAGGTGATGTTGAAGCTATCTTAATCTTTTTAAGAAACACATCATTTGGTTCTGAATATAGTGTTCAATTATTAGACCCCTCGACTAATAAATATTTTCCACACACAGAATATTTGGAGTCGTTAAATATTAAACAAACTGAACATAAACCTGATGAAAATGGTTTATATACAACAACATTACCTAAAACTGAAATGACCGTTCAATTAAGACCATTAACATTTAATGAAATAGTTGAATTAGATAGACAAGCGGAAGAATATCCTGTTGGATTAATTCCCCCAAAAATTACTTGGAGATTAAATAAATTAATTATATCTGTTAATGGAAATAATGACAGAGGGTATATTTCAAAATTTATTGATACATTACCTATTATGGATTCTAAACATATCCGAAATTTTATTAACAATAATCAACCTTCTTTAGATTTAAAGAGGGAAGTAATAGCCCCGTCTGGAGAAAAGGTAACATTTGATGTATCCTTTGGGGCTGAGTTTTTTCGCCCTTTCTTCTGATTACGTAAAATATTTAATAGATGAGTTCTATATCTTAGCGAGATTTTTAAGGATGTCGTATACTGACTATTTAAATATCCCAACCTATATTAGGAAATATTTGATAGATAAAATCATCGAAGACAATACACCAAAGGATTAGTAAAATATTCTTTGGTGTATTTATATTATAACAATTTAAATTAATATGGGTTTCTTTTTTCAAACTAATGACGGTGTTGGTGACGGTGTTAATAACACAACGAAAAAAATTAGTGAAGGTCTTACTGATATAGGTCAAAAATTAGGTCAAGCGTTTAAGGACGCTATCGACCCTACTAAAATCATGAATGTTATTATTGATGTTGATGATAAAACATCTGAAGTCATTAAAAAATTTGGTCAAGGTAGAGCCCAAATTGACAACTTAAAAATCAGTATGTCTGATGCCGTTGTTGAGGTTACTAAATTAGGTGGTGGTTTTGAAAATATTCTTGAAATACAAAAGAATGTTTCTGAAAGTGTTGGTAGAAATTTAGTTCTTACAACAGAATCATATAAAGATTTATTTGCTATTCAACAAGTATTACCTGGTCAATCTGACTCATTAATTACAGGACTTAAAGACGTTGGTATTTCTTTATATCAATCAACTAGTCAAGTTCAAAAAATCATGGATAGGGCTCGAGAAATTGGGGTGAGTGCTGAAAAAGTAGGTGGTCAAGTCGCTCAAAATCTTGACCTGATGAATAAATACACATTTCAAGGGGGTGTGGATGGTCTTGCTAAAATGGCGGCTCAGGCGGTTAATATGAGGATTAATATTCGTGATATTGGAAATACAATTGATAAAGCATTCAATCCTGAATCAGCGATTGAGATGGCGGCATCATTACAAAGATTAGGTGTTGCACAGTCAGATTTATTAGACCCACTTCGTTTAATGGATTTAGCTCAAAATGACCCAGCTGAATTACAAAATCAAATTGTTGAAATGTCAAAACAATTTACGACTTTAAATGAAAAAGGTCAATTTGAAATTATGCCAGGGGCTAAACGTCAAATGATGGAGGTTGAATCGGCATTAGGTATGACACAAGGAAGTTTAGCGAAGATGGCGTTAAGTAGTGCGGAACTTGGTGATAAAATGTCTAAGATTCGTTTTTCAGGAAATTTCACTGAAGAAGAAAAAACAATGATAGCTAACATGTCTGAAATGAGTGCTGGTGGTGAGTACAAAATGACACTTGATGGTAAGTCTTTAAATATGGAAGAAGCTATGCAGTCAATTAGTAGTATGGGTGAGGATGAAAGAAAATCGTTTTTTGAATCACAAAAACCTAAAGACATTACTGAGTTAGCTAAAGACCAATTAAGTGTTTCAACTGCGATGGCGGCAAGTTTAAAAACAATCGAAAGTAAAACACAATACGCATTTGCGGGAGCTAAAGCGACAAGTAAAGTATTAAAAGGTGCTAAAGAAGGTTCACAAAAATTGGCGGATGCGTTTGATGATAAAAACGCGGGTACTACTACAACTCAACTTAGAGAACAATTAAATCTAACAACTGGTGGTTTAGCGGAATCATTTAAAGGTGGTAAACTTAATTTTGATGCGTTAACTACAACAATGAAAGGTTTTGGGGAATATGTTGATGGTGCATTTACCAAAACATTTCAAAATCTTAATACAATAATAACTGATACGTTTAATTTTTCAACGATTAAAAAAGATGGTGTGACTGACAACGCAAAAATAGATGTTCAACCTCAGAGTACACATGCTATTGAAAAAGTTGATGATATGATAAAAATGCCTGGAAAAACTGTTAAAACATTACCTCAAGATTCGATATTCGCAATGACCAAAGGTCCTGAATTTTTGGAGAAATTAAATATGTTGAATCAACCTATGAATTCACAATCAAATGGTACGGTAAATGAAAATAAAAATACTCACGATATTACATTATCAATCAAGATTGATGGTGGGAATCTTTCTGAAACTAAAGTAATGGAAGTATTAAATAAAACTGATACATTACAAGCGTTAAGTAAAAAATTAAAAGAAACGTTAACTAACAACGGATTAACTGTTTAAAAACAGTTCGATAATCTATTTATATTAAAATAATAAAAATGCCAAGTCCATTATCATTTGCATCTACGACAAGTTTTAGAAATACTTTAATTGTAAAAAATTTAAGTCCCTATAGTGTTACAGGTACTTATAGTCCACCAAGTGGTGCTATTAATTATGAAACAAGTTTAAGTAATTTTAGTGTAATTGATTCCCCTAATAATCTTAATATTTTGTCTCCGACTAATTATTATGTTATTAATGGTTTTGGTCCTAACGGTGGGTACAATTTAAGTATGTATGATTTTCAGGTGTTAAATAACGCACCAAATCAAGGTCCATACTTAGAAAGTTTTTTACCGTCAAAATATACACCATATTCAATATTACTTAATAATAATCCAACAGGTTCTGATGGTTCATTATCTCAAGATTCTTATCTAGCTAAATTAGGTGCGACTTTTTTAAAGAAAGCGTTTGAAGATAGAATAAATTTTGAAATATACCAAAGTACTGTTGGTGTTGTTAATTTAAGTTCATTACAAGACCCATTTCAAGCTGCCTTAATCGCCACAGGACAACAACCATTAATTTATAGAAATTGGAAGATAACAATTCCTGAAAATCCTATAATCGCGGCGGCGGATTTCGCCACAAGACTTGCGGGGGCTTATTGGCCCGTTTCATTTATCCCTGGTGATTATTTTGAAGAAAATACTAATAATAGTTTACCAACGTCACAAACTTCGGGAGCTTTAAGTACCGTTAATGATTTAACGGGAGGATTACTTGGACCTATTTTAAATTTAAAAAGAAACCCTTCACAAATATTTTTAGCTAATACGGGTAATGGTCAAAAGTCGGCTTTATTTGCCAATTTATATTATAATAAATATTCACCTAATTATGACTCAGAAATTGGTGGACCTATAGGTGCGGTTGTCGGATTAGTTAATAGTATTGCTAATGCTATAAATCCTAATGGTACGGTAACAAGTAGTTTTTATATCGGTAGTCCAAATTCAGACCCATCTCAAATTACTTCACCAGCAAATCAAATTCCTGTTAACTCTAGTGGTAAACAAGTATTGGCACCTGTTTATGGTCCTGATGAGATTTCTAAATTATATGAGGGTAACATTAGTACTTTAAATTTTGGTTTAAATGGTGATGGTAAAAGTATTGATGGTAATTTTGTTTGGACATCACCAAAGTATAAAGGTAATGCTGGATTTCGTCCAACAGTTGGTGGTGGAACAGGTGGTGTTGATGAAGAATTTAATATTATTAGTTCTAAATATCAAAGCAATGAATCGACTAATTTAAAATTAAAAAATGATTCAATACTTGATAATACTCAAAAATTAATTAATTCTGCGGATAACGTTACGGGTCCAAATAGATTAAAACATGTTGGTAACGCAATTAATCAAGTTTCCAAAGTGTTTAATGATGGTTATAAAGAAATGACTAAAGGTTCTCAAGTTGTATCATATACAGATAATACGACAGGTGCTGAGGCGGGGGTTGAATATTGTCGAGTATTTGCTAAAGATACACCGTATTATACTTACTCCGATTTACAAAAAACTGATGGTATTACTACTTCAGGTCGACAATTTAATAATTCTGTATTAGATAATACGTTTAACCTTAATATTGCTCCGTTAAAGAATCCTGGGTCATCAAATATTGTTGCTGGAACGGGTTGGAATGATGCTGGGGGTTACGCTAAAAAATATATGTTCTCAATTGAGAATTTAGCTTGGAGAACTTCAGGACGTGATGGGTTCCGAGTAAGTGATTTGCCTGTATGTGAAAGAGGTCCAAATGGTGGACGTGTTATGTGGTTTCCACCGTATGACATTAAGTTTAATGATTCAAGTCAGGCGAATTGGAATCCAACTAGTTTTATCGGTAGACCTGAACCAATTTATACTTATAAAGATACGAGTAGAACGGGTAGTTTATCTTGGAAAATAGTAGTTGACCACCCATCGGTTTTGAATTTAATTGTGAATCACCAATTAAAGGATGCTAGTTCAGAACGAACTAATTCTATTATTGAATCGTTTTTTGCGGGTTGTGCTAAATTTGATTTATATACTTTAGCTCTAAAATATAACAAAGTACCTGTTTCCGAATTAGAACAAATACAAAACGCATTAAACAACCCAAGATTAACACCTGAAGAATTATCAACGTTAAAACAGTCGATACCAGCCCAAAATACGAGTACAGGTGGTAATGCCGCTAGTACAGGTGACCCACAAAAGACATCAACAACTTCGGATACCGCGGCAAAAGAATTTGAAAATAAGTATAAAGATTTTTCTTTTTACTTTGAAAATGATATACCTAAAACATCGGGAACTAATTATAAAGGAACTTATGACGTATATACTAGTGATAGTAATATTGATAACTATTATAATAAATCAAAAGTAACATTTGATGAAGGTAACATCAATCGTAATACGGATGCCTTTTTTAATTTAATTAAATGGAATTATGAAACAATTACAAAAACTGATGGTTTTATTGTTGAGGCCTATAATTTACTTAAAAGTAAAACATTAAAAAGTATTACTATAACTATGGTTGGTTCGGCATCGGCCGTTGCTTCAGTTGATTATAATAAATCATTATCAGAACGAAGAATTAGTTCTGTTAAAGAATTTTTTAAAACGACAAAAATAGGTGAGGCTAATTTAGGTGAATTTATGGTTGCTGGTAAAGAACAATTTAAAGTTGTTTCAGCAACTGCTAAAGGTGAAATTGAAACCGTGATAGTACCAAAAGGTGATGGGGGTTCAGGTGAATCTATAGATTGTCATATTGATATATCAGGGAGTACAGGTGTTAGTAATGCGGTATCTCAAAAATATGCGTTAAGTGCGATGGCTTGTAGACGTGTTAATATCAAAAATATAACTGCGGAACCTATGCCACCACCACCACCTCCTGTTATTGAAAAACCTGAAACTATTGAGAATAAAATAACACCATTAAAACCACAACCAACTAAGGATGTTAGTAAAACTTTTAAAGAAGGGTTAAGTAAAAAAGTGTTAAGGGCTTTATTGTCAGAATGTGATTATTTTGACATGATTAAAGAAAATGACCCGATGATTTATAGTTCATTTAAAGAAAAAATTAAGTACTTCAATCCAGCGTTTCACTCAATGACACCTGAAGGGTTAAATTCTCGTATAACATTTTTAAATCAATGTGTTAGACCTGGTGATACGATTCCTGTTATTGGTCCTGATGGGAAACCTGTTTATAATGATGCGACAAATACATCATTTGGTTCAGCACCTGTCTTAGTACTTAGGATTGGTGATTTCTATCATACTAAAATTATACCTAATAATCTTAGTTTCACATATGACCCATTATTATTTGATATGAACCCTGAAGGTATTGGAGTTCAACCAATGATAGTTGAGGTTAGTTTAGGTTTTAACATAATTGGTGGTATGGGGTTAAAAGGACCTGTTGACCAATTACAGAACGCGTTGTCTTTCAATTATTATGCGAATACTGAGATTTATGACGAAAGAGCTACGGCAACTGAAGATACTTCGGCCTTAGATAAAAAAATATTTGACTCTATTGTTGCAAATTCAAGTAACGGTAAAAATGAAACGGTTAATAATCAGCAACCGAATAAAGGTGGAACACCAATTGGTGAAATTAAAACAACACCAGCAACTATTGGTGATACGGGAGAAATTCTGTATGGTAAAGTTATGGATAGTTTATTAGATGTGTCCACTAAGTATTATACTAATATTCCAAATCAAATGGAAAAAGTGGTTTTACAATATAACTATGGTACTTTACAAATGATGAATAATATTGGTACTCGTCAATATACGGATGGTACTATTGGGGTCGTAAATAGAACTAACATAATTTATGGTAAACCCGATATAACTGAACAAACTAAAACATTGTTTGAAAAAGTAATTACATTTATTAAAGTTGGTAATGTTAATCCAATAATTGGATATATTTTGGACGATAAAAATATTGATGATGGAACTGTTGGTATGACTTTGTTGAGACAAAACATGGAACAATATGTGAATAACATGGTTAGTGATTATAATTCAGGATTATCAACTATTATTGGTGATATGGTGTCACAACAAAATGAATTATTAGGTTTGATAAGACAACTTAATTTAGTAAAAACTAAAACTGATGGTATAATTAAAGATGGGTTAACACCTGAAGTATATAATCTTAGTGGTTCGACAAAACAAGGTGATGTTAGTAGTACAAGTATTGCCGCTAATACGTTTATTGAATTTGAAACTGATTACGACAAATTACCAAAAAGTTTAGAGGATTTTTATAAATTATTAAAAACTAAAAAGTTAATAATTGAAGACTTTAATATTGGTGATGGTGAACCATTTAAACCATTAACTGATATTAGTAATGTACTGTTTTTTATGGTGATGGCAAGAGTTTTAACCGATAGTAGTAAATTACAAGGTTTTAAAGATTTTGTTATTTCAGGTCCTTTAACTAATGATGTAAACAAAAAAATTAAAAAATATTTTAATAAAATTTGTGATAAATTATCTGACGATTATCTTAAAGAATTAAAGAAAGAGGAAAAACTTATTAGTGATTTTAAGAAAGATAAAGAATATACTAAATATACTACGGGTATTAGTGAAGTTATGTATCCTAAAGGTAAAGTTAGAAGAATGGATTATAATACAATTAAAGACGACACAAATAACGAAGTTCAAGAACAGACCCTTAAAAATATTTATGGTACAACTAATTATGGTTCCGATGCTACAGTATTATCAACTTTTGATGGTAAAATAACGATATAATGGCTGGAAGACAATATTATAACAGATATAACAATTTTGTTTTAAATGGTGAACAAACGGTTGTTCCGTATATTACATTACCAACTAAAACTAGTGATAAACGATATATTTACAAGGTTGGACAATCAAGATTAGATATTTTATCACAACAATATTATGGTTCCCCATACTTTGGGTGGTTAATTTTAATTGCTAATCCCATGTACGGAGGATTGGAATGGAATATTCCTGATGGTTCAATCTTGACAATTCCAGTTCCTTTAGTAGCTTCTTTACAAGATTATAAAAACGCATTAGATAACCACTTCTTATATTATGGCAGATAAAATAGAAAATATTTTAGTAGAATTTGATTACAATAATATCACAATTGTTGACCCCAATAAAGTGGTTGATTTAGATGGTAATGTAAAAGAACGATATGTAAAACAAGAAAACTTGGTAATGTATGCTAACTTAGAGTGTAGAGTATTACCGAGAACTAAATTATCGGTAGGGTCGGCAAATGGTGACGCTATCCAAACAGTTTCATTGGCATCAATTAATTTTCTTAATCCTGGAGGTAAAGGATTATTAGATAATGCCTATACAAATGAAATAACGGGACAAAGTTCTTTAGATGGTAAAGGTATTAACCAACCAACACAAAAACAAATTTTTAATCCTAAAAACAAAGAAGATTGGTATATCAAACAAACAACTAAATCTAATGGTGATATAGGAGCAACTGACAATGGATTGTTAGGTATGACAAGTATTAGTATTAATCAGGACCTTTCATTTATGCCACGAGTAGACATTCAATTAGAGGACGTTAAAGGTCGTGCGTTATTTGAAGCGGGGGATAATTCACCATACGCGGCATTCTTCAATTTACCTTATCCATTATTCCATTTAACTATTAAAGGTTATTATGGTAAAGCGGTTAAATTAGCGTTAATGTTACAAAGTTTTTCATCTCGATATGATTCAGGTGATGGGAATTTTAAAATTAGTTTAAATTTTTATACTTACAAATATACTATTTTAGGTGAGATAAGTATGGGGTATCTTATTGCAACACCTCATATGTATAAATCAAGATTAAAAGTCCAAACCCAACAAGGTGGACCTAGTAATTTTTCAAACGTTGATAATGCTATTGTTGAGAAAGGTTATCAGAAAGTGAAAGAAATGTACAATGAATATAAATCAAAAGGATTAATTCCTGACGATTTTCCTGAGTTAACTATTGTACAAATGAGGGATAACATTGAAAACTTTATTAAAAATACTTTAGATTCTTTTACTAAAGCTAATTTAGACCCAATAACCGATATTGATACTTATCAGAGTACTTTGAATGAATATGAGAAAGAAATATTCTTATATTTATCGGATGGAAAAGGGTCTTGGTTTGATAAATATATGGATAGAACCAATTTCTTAATTAAAAAGGATGGAACTAAAGTTTATACTTTTAAAAAAGAATTGTCAGATGAACAAAGTCGAAAAAACGCTAAAACTGAATTATTTGGTAAGTTGGGTGAGTATAATGACTTATTAAATAAAAATAAAACTGTTGGAATAAATGGTGGGTATACTATTGATGGTAACCGTAAAACATGTCAAGTTGAAAACCGAATAACTGAAAATATTTTTACGGCAACAATAACACCGTCAGAAATTGATTATGTTCCGACATATAGACAAGTTAAAAAAGTTAAAGTTGACCCATCACCTGATGATATTAAGAATTTTCAAAATGAACTAAAAGAGGCTGGTATTTTTAATGTTACAAATGAGGTTAACATTAATAATGTTAAAATATTACCAACTGAATGGTTTAAATTTGAGGGTTCTAATTCTTTTATGGATTTAACGGGTAAAATGTCTAAAGACTTAAAAGTAATCCGTGAAGAGATTGAGACCGCTTTAACAGAGTCATTATCAAAATTATTGGTAAGTAAAACTAATGGTATTGGGTTTACACCTAACATTCGAAATGTGTTAGCCGTTATTTTTGCTAATGGTGAAGCGTTTTTACGTCTATTAGATGAGGTACATACTAAGGCTTGGAATGTTAGGGATGATAAGATTAGAAAAGATGCTATCTTTGATAAAGATGTTTCTAACGCTAGTCCTGATACTAAAGATGTTAATGTGAGTAGTGATATACCTGTTTATCCTTGGCCACAATACATTGTTTCGACATCGGGTGAAGATGGTCATGAAAAATATGAAATACAGTATCCTGGTGATTCTAAAGTGGTTAGTAAAACTAAAGGTTTTTTATTTGATGTGTGGCCAGAAATTGAATTTGTTGAGGAATTTATAAAAGGATTTGTTGAACGAACAACACCACCATCAGACCCTACGGCGGGTAATAATGGTGAAACCCAAACACAAAGAATAACATTAAATTCTATAGAATATCCTGCAAGTAATGAGATTTTTGGTAATAAAGAAGAGGTAAAATTTATCTACGAATTATATGAAAGATTATTAATTTATACTTATTATACTCGATTAAGTAGAGTTTATGGTACGGGTGAAATTGATAGTATTGCTCAAGTTGTTGCTGACGTTGAAAGTAACAATGTCTTGAAATCATTATCTAATAGTAATCCATTTTTAATTTTAAAACTAAAAGATTATGCGTTAAATTCGAGAAATATTATACCAACATTAAAACATATATCAAATGACGGAGTTGGTTTAAGTTGGCAGAACTATATTAGAGGGATATTCAATACGGTTTATTTAAAGAACTATGTTAATGATTCTCAATTTGAAATTATGTCGGAAATTTCGGGTAAAGATATAACAATCTCATTAGAAACTGAACCTGTAATTACTAATTATATATCAGCATCCACAACATCTAATTCTGTGACATTTACTGAAACATATCCATTTACGGATTTAAATTGGGAACAAGGAAATCTTGCAAATGGTGTAACCATCGCAAATACTAGTGTGGCGTTTAATACAACCAAGGTATTGAACTTTAATAAAAGTAAAAAAATAATTACTAACTTTAAAAGTGGTGATGATGATAAAACAGTTTGTTTACCTTTTAGTAATTTCTTAAAAAGTTCGGATGGTATTAAAAGTAATGATGTTAAAAATTATTATTCTGATAGAACTAGTGAAAAACAGTTTTTTACTGAAGGTAATTTAAAATACGTAAATTACAGTGGGAATGTTAATACTAATCAAACGGTATCAATGATGAACACACCTTATTTTGTTAATGCAATCCAAAATGGTGTGGATAATTTTAGAAATTCTGACTTATACCCATATAAAGAGGCCGCTTATTTGTTTTTAAATAGTTTACCTTTGGCGACATTAAGGGAGAAATATAAAACCAAAAATACAGGTGGTTCTACTACTGATTTAGATTATATTTTTGCTACTATGAAAAAATTTGGGGCTATTCATAGAGTACCATATGCTTGGATATTAAAATATGGGTCAATTTGGCATAGATATAAAAACTATATTGAAACGGGAAATGATATCTTAGATAATTCTTGGAAAAGTTTTGATTATGCGGGAAATTATGACCCTGTTGCAAGTGGATTAACTACAGTATACTCATTGACAATTGGTGGTGGTAATGTTGATATTATATTGGAAAAAAACACAACCA